AAAGAACTTGTACCGCTCATCTCGCCAATGCTCCTCTTTAGATTTTTCCTCTGGGCATTCCAAACAAATATCGCCAACTATTAAAGGGATGCCACGCTCTTCGCAAAACTCTTTTACAAAATATTTACAATCCTGTCCAAATGTAGTGCCATGGTCAAAATAGGCAGCCGTCACATTATGGTTGTTGGAGACAAAATCTAAGATAGCCATAGAATCTGGTCCGCCGCTGACAGCGACGACAACCTCTCTAGGAATTTTTCCGAGAACTCTTAGCATTTTTTTTCTTTTTAGGAATATTAAGTTCTTTCATAATGATCTGCTTCGGAAGAAAATTCCAACAATAATAACTGCTACTGAAAGTAATCTTATTATTATCTCGACCATCGGGAGAAATAAACTTCATTCTCTTATCAAACATCAAAAGTTGCAAGTCTTTTTCCTTGAACAATTGCTTTGGAGCAGAATCATTGAGCCAAGTGTTCGTCATAATCAAAGCAAACGGCTTTCCAAAAGACAGGGCTCTTATAAAGAAATCTCTTTTATTCGTAAACGGCGGATTAGAAACAATCACATCCCACTCTTCAGGTTCGTACTCAAAGAAGTCTTTACCCTCATTAATGTGAGAATGAATAACTGTGTTTTGTTTCGAGATCTGCTTTACAAATTCGCTGTTTGGTTCATCGAAAGGACACCAAACAATAGCACCTTCTGGGATGTATTCAAGAATAGGTTCAACTCCGTAGTCAGGAGTGTAGCATTCATCATTGCTACCTTTTGTATACATCAGACCTTTTACTGTCAGTCGTTCTTTATCTTCTTTGGTCTCAGTAGTATTTTGAACATTATTGTCTTTATTCATATGTCCCCCTTGATTATCTTATCATAGCTTACAGGACTTGTTCACCATACTGCTGGATCTCTCGCCAGGTTACAGTCGCTGCTAGACGGGGATCTTTTTGATCTTTTACTGTATCAAATTTCAATGCGAGCTTTGGAAGCAAGATATCTAAAACTCTCGCTCCGGACATTTTCCAGCTTTCAACTAGTTCACCAT